GTTGTCGAGTTCGTGGCTGCCACCTCGTATGGGTTCTAGTAGGTGGTCTGCTGCTGTTGCTTCGCGTTGTCCGCACCAATGGCACATAGGGCTATCTGCTAGTAATCGTTTGCGGTTTGCTAAGTAGGTTGCGTTGCCGTTGTGTGCTGCCAAGTTATGACCTTAACGATACTGACGCGCCGCGTGCGCGGCTTGTCCTCGGGTTGGTGTGTTGTAGTTCCATGTCGGGCTAGTCCTTTGTGTCGGTTTGTTATCGATATGTTTGTGTTGTTATTAAAGCCTAATGCGCTTATGCCCGCCCACGGTTAGCCCTAGCCGTTCCCTATTACTTTTATGTATTGCTTGATTATGTTTACAAGCCGCCCCAGCACATAACGTTATTACTTTCGTGTATCAGTTTTAACGCGTGCCGGTCTAACGACGTTCCCGTCGATTAACCCCGCGCCATGCGAACGGCGTACGGTCTAGCTGCTACTTGCCTATTGTGCGTTAACTATTAAACGGCCTACATACTCTGCTACTTGTGGTACTACTGCGTTACCTAGTCCTCTAAGTCTGTCCAACCGGTGGGGAACCCCATTAGCCACTCGACCCACGTCGGGTTCAACTTTCCACCACGACCCGCCGTCATAGCCTTTTTCTCGTCTATCGTCAACTCGCCAGAGTCGACCCTTCGCTGTAATATCTGTTGCGAACCTGTGTTCCCCATGCCGTTTGCTGACATCGTTGGGTACCTCGCTATTGCCTCTATTAAACGGCTCTTGTAGGGCTTTCCGTTGTTTAATCTCGCTGCTACTGTGCTTATGTCCTCGGCCATTGAACTGCTGCTGACTGGAGTCGGCCACATTTGTACCGCGTCCGCTAACCCCAAACTGTGCGACGTCTTGCCATTTTTGGCTTTTCGTCGCCCCGTCTCTGTTATTTCCGCTGTTGGGTGTTCGGTTTCTTGTGTTGTTGGGGTAGGCCACAATGATAATTCTGTCTCGTCGGTGGGGCGCACCCATTCCGGCTGCAGATACAAGGCGCCATTCAGCGTCATACCCGATTTCGGCAATTTCTCCAATGACCTGTAATCCCCCCAGAGACAGATGTCCTCTGACGTTTTCCAAGATTGCGTAGTCGGGTCGTAGTTGGCTAATGGCTGTTCTAACCCATGGCCATAGGTGTCGCGGGTCGTCGGTGCCTCGTCGTTTGCCTGCGGTGCTAAAGGGTTGGCAGGGGTATCCACCACAAATAACGTTAGGTCGTTCAACTGTTCGCCAGTCAATTTCTTTGATGTTTCCATAGTTCGGTACCTCTGGCCAATGTTTTTTTAATACTTTATTGCAGTACGGGTCTATTTCTGATTGCCATATTACTTTCATGCCAGCGCGTTCTAAACCTAAATCTAAACCGCCTATTCCGCTAAATAAACTGCCTACAGTTAGTGTCATTTGTCGGTGTGGGAGAGTAACACGGCACATAGCATCATGAAGGCAACTGCTAACCAGGCTGTACGGTTCATTGTTTCCAAGCCTCTATTACTTTTGATGCCTGGGCCATGGTCAAGGTTTCTAGTATTACGTCGTCGGTGTTTAGTAACACTTGGATTGCTTCCAATGTTGCCAGGTCGTCTAATTCCCTGCCTTTAGCCAATGCTTTAATCATGTATAACTGTTTGCTACTAGCGGTTGCGCTGCCTGCTTGTTGTGTACGCATAGGCGTTATGGTGGCTTCGTGGCCGTCTAACCGGGCTTCGACTTCGTTACGGCTAGCAATAGATTTAGCCACGCCGCAACCCATATAACCTAGGGCGCGCCCTAATGCCGATGTCATGCCTACCATGTATTCGCTTCGCTTCGTGTAGGGCGTGTTGCCTGGGAACGGTTCGGCTGCGGACGCTACTACTGGTATTGGGTCTGCTATGTCTCGCCATACGGTTACGGTGCAACGTATAAAGGTGCTGCCGTCGGGCATTGTTATTACTTGGTTATCGGTTTCTTGTATGCGTAAATCGGGCCAGCGCTTTAATGCTTCCGCTAAACGGGTTGGTACGTCTACGTAATTGTCAAGGTTAAAAGCCATGTCGGGTATCTTTCTGTTAGTCGGGTTTACTTGTTTTGGACGTTACCACACGCCTGTAGTGCGGTGGGTTTGTAGTTCGTTAGTTTCGGGTAGGTCTGATAGCGCCCATAGTGCAGCTTGTGGCACGAAATAGCCCGGTTTGGGTACATCTGCCCGCCAGTAACAAGCGCGTTGAATTTCGGTGCTGTCTTTCCAACCTCTAAAACTGACTTCCGTACCGTCGTTTAAAACTATGCCCAAAATGTATATGCCTGCCGGGTTGTGAGGTTGTTTAATTAAGCAACCGTTGTACCGTTCCGTTGCTTTAATTTGATACCCCAGTACGTCATCGTTTGTGGGGTCGTATGGCTTTATTGTGAAATCAACGCCGAACCATTTAGCAAACGCGTATTCTGCTATTAAACCAGTTAACGACGCTTTAGGGGTGTAGCCAGTAGTAAACGTGTTACGGGCGCCTAGTTGTTTTGTTTGTGTTTCTAGTTCTCGATACAAACGGTTTATTTCTAGGCGGTCTTGCCCAGTCAATCTGATTGTTACTCGTTCGTCTATTTGTGCCATGGTGTCGGGGCCTTTAATGGTTTGCGTTTAGTGCAGGCTTTTAAATCTTTGTGGCTATATAACTTTTTGGTTGGGTTAGTTTTGTGCGGTGTTTCTTTTAGTATTTGGTCGCAAAGTTTGCATTTCATATGCCGATAATTACGGCCATGGCAGCGGTGATTACTGCGGCACTAAATCGATGTTCGTCACTACCTGATTGCATAAACTTTTCTTTAAGTATTGCCAGTTCGTCTAGCAATATTGAATGGTCAACGGGCTTAGGTGCTGGTACATAATTTGGTCTAAATACTTCGTCAACAAAATTGTTAAACGTTTCGCGGTACTTTTCGGTGTACATATGTCGGGTGCTTTCTGTTAGGCCTGGGTCGGGTATCGGGTTATCGGTCATGGGTTAGGCAACGCCCAAGGGCCGTACCCTGAATTATGCCATATGGCTAGTGCGGACTTTGTGTTTACTACGGGGTCGAATAGGTCGGTACAAGTTGTTACTAAGCCTTTTGCTTGTAGCCAGCCGATAGGCCAATATTTGTTTGGTCGGCACCAGTAGCCATTTATTTGATAATACCCATATGACCCGCCTTGGGTGTCTTGTGCGTTGTAGGCGTCGGCATGGCAGCCGCTTTCACGGTAAATAATGCGCGCAACAGTGCCCATTTCGGTTAGTGGCCAACCTGCTTGGCTAGCAAGTTGTAACGCATATTGGCAGTCTGTTAACGGTGCTGCCGTTGTAGTGGTCACTGCAAGTACAGGCGCCAAACTGACCATAACGGGGGGCGTTACAGGCAGGGCGCTAGGCGCGTTGTAAGCGTCGTAGGCGAACGCTAACCCTGACAGGCTTATAGTTACAGCCGTAAAGATTTTGGCTATTAGAAAGTTCATGCAATACCCCTTTTTTCGTCGGTCTTAAAACCGTAGTAGACGCTTACGCGCTAGGTGGTGATACTGGTTGAAGGCTTTGTAGGTAAAGGGTTACAGGTTCGGGCACTTTGTCGCCTGGGTAGTAAAACCAGTGCCAGGGTTCTTGGGGCATGACCTCTAGTGACCAGCCGTACGCGGGGCCGTGTTTGCACATAAACGCCCACGTTTCGCCTGCCATGTTTGCAAAATCACAGGCCAAACCTAAGTTATGGCGACTGCCACCCGGTGCAGCTAGTGGGGCGTTGCCTGGTCTTAAGTAATATTTACGCCCTTGCCATGTTCGGGTAGACGCGCCGTCGATAGGTTGCAACGTGTAGCGCTGTAAAAATCCTGCGGTTTGTTGCGCTAATGACCTGTAGGTATCGCCTGCCGATATTGGCTTAAATTGTTTTATACCTGCAGCAAACGCGGCGGTTCGTATCGCGTTGTATGCGTTGGCGGCGCGCGGGTGTAGTTTGCCAAACGGCTTTATATCTATAAGCATGTTGGCGGGTAATTCGCCTGGGGTTATGTGCCCCAACGTGGCAGGTAGTACCAGTTTTTTTATTGGTGGTACTACTACAGGTTTAGGCGGTTGGGGTTCCATTAGTCAAGTCTTTAGGTCGGTCTTTAAGGCCGTTGCCTGCAAGTAGACCGATTAAGCCGCCTGCAAGGGTCATAAGCATCGGCGACAGCACGCCCCATGCTTCGGCGTCGTTGGGGCTTTGTTCGGTTGGTTGTACGACAAATAGCAACCCAAATATAAGAGACCCAATAGCCATAACGAACGATGCGGTAAGCCCAATTCCGACGATAAGAATTAGTCGGGCTTTAATTTGTTCATTACTTAACCGTTTGTCAGGGTTCATGGGCAACGCCTTTCTAATAGTCCTTCGGCTTTTGTGGTGTTGCAGTTTTCGCGGTTGCGGTCTGCACAAGCGGTTAAGACAAGTGCCAGCACGAAACTAGCTAAGTAGTAGCGCGGCTTCATCGGCTGTTATTCCTAGCCTGTCAAGTACGGCTTGTTTTGCTTTGGCTTTGTCGGCGCGTATTTTTGCTGCGGCTTTTGCTTCGGCTGCGTCTGCCTCAACTTGTGCAGGGTCTTGTGGTTCTAAAATTGCGTCATAACTCATAGTGAGTACCCATATACGGTCAATGTTCCTGTGAGGTTGCTTGATGACAAAATACTAAATCCATCGTATGAGGTTGATTGGTTATGTTTTCCAACAATTTGTTGCTGACCATAACTTAACGTTCCTGCATTGTTTTGATTATGTCGTGTTTGTACCGCTAAAAACGGTTCATAAATGTATAATAATGTTTCAGTTTTTGCGGTTGATGCACTACCGCTACTATAAGAAAATGTGGCTGATGACGCAGTATCGGTTTGCACTTGCCACGATGTTGCCCCTGTGCTTGCAACACTGCACACATAACTACTAGCGGTCGAGTTATCTACTCCGCCTACACGCCAACGCAAAGTTGGGTCAACACTAGTTGCAGTAAACCAGTTAATTAAAACCAAATAATTTGTGTAAGTTGCGCTAAAACAACCGTTCACACTTACACTAGATGCGCCAGTAAATGTCACTGTGCCAGTAGCACTAACCGTTCCTGTACCGCTACCAACGGCAACTGATGTTGGTACAACAGGTGCAAGACCGCTTGCCGCTGCGACTGGGTTAGCGGCAGCAAAAACTAGGTTTGCATTAAGTGACGCGGCGGTTAGTACTTCGCCGCTTGTGTACGTGGTCAATGGCATATGTCCTACTTTACGCTAAAACTGGCTGCGGGTCTTGTATATCTAACTTACCGTAAATCGCGTCGTTCAAAACGAATTGGTAGACGATAACCGTAGCCGATGTATAAAACGTAACCCTATGCCCGTTGTTTACGTTTACCGATATTTCTACGCCCTCTACTGCTAGTTCTTGGGCTACTTCGCCGCCCGTAATAGTGTTAGTAATTGTAATAGTGTCGCCAATATCTACTAGCGCCAAGGTTTCGCGTTGGGCTGTTGTAAGCATTAGGTAATCAGTTTGGACGGCGTTAAACGTGGCTACAGGTTCGCCAACTAACAGGTAGTTTGCCAAGGTTAAAGCTGCCGCGTCGTTGTGTAAAAGGCTGTTAGTAATGCTTGTATTTTGAATTAGGTACTTAGCCTGGCTTGCTGCGTCGTCGGCTACTTGTGGGCTTGTGGCGCCTAAGTGTTGAATACTCGCCCTGTTTACTATTACGTCGGCGTTGAAAATAATGCCTAAACTGTTATACGGTATGTTTGTTCCGTCGTCGTGAAAGTCGGCAACGCTGCCCGAAAGGGTATTACCAATGCGCGGTTGGCTAGTTATATCGCCTGTCCTCGACATAAAGATACGGCCTTGTTCGGCTGCCTGTATTTGGTCAATGTACGCTTTAACGTTGGTACCTTCGGCCACGGTGTAGGCAGCTGCCCCGCCTAATGTTTGGGTGCCTGTCTCAATGTCACGTGTTAAAGCCGGGTAAGCAACTTCGGGCAAATCTAAAACAGCCGATAGGCGGGCGCTAGATAGTTCTTCGCTTACGTTGTATTCGGCTAACGCTGTTTGGGCTAATAGATAAAAATCGTCGGCACAATATACGCTAATTGTGTTTTGGCCGCCTAGTTCATAGGTGTAGTCGTAGTTAACTATCTGACCTACAAACAACGTTATAAACGTGCCTACGCTGTTGTATCTGCCAAACGAAACGCGCCGTAATGGTGCCAAGGTAAATTGACCTGCAGGGTCTACATATGGGCTAGATGAGTACAACGGGTTTAGCGTTCCCCCCGCTAGGTCATCGTTTAAGTTAAATGACATTGTGCCAGCGCTAAATTGGTCGCCTACGTCACGGCGCCCACGTTTAATGTTTACATTTGTTGAGTATTCCAGCATTGGTGCAAATTCTGTAGTTCCGTCTAACACGTACTGGGTGCCGTCTAATACGCCGCGCGTTGCGTCGTCTAGCGTAAACGCGTCAAGCATAAAACCCGTGTCTATAAATAGTTCGTAGTTACCGCTTTCAATAACTGACGTAGCCATTACCCAACCTGAATATTTGCGGGGCCTGCAGCCCTGTTATATGCCCTAATAGCGTTTACTACGCTTTCGCCTATTTCGGCGCTAGTACTAATACCGCCAGTAATATTTATCATTATGCCGCGGTCAATACCGCCAGCGCCAGGCGTAGGTCGACTAATAGGTGCCATGACAGGGGCAGTAATAGCGTCGCTAAACCCAGCCGATATACCTTTAACGTCGGCAAGTTTTAAGCCCTTGCCTGCAAGTCGTGATTGGGCTACAGCGAACGCGGCTTCAACGCCTCTTAAATATTGTTGCGCGTTAGATACGCCTGCGCCGTACCATTGGTTTGCTGCAGCCTGACCAATTAAATCGGCAGCATATTTAGCGCTTTCAACTAAGGCGTTAGTTTCAATAATGGCAGTAGAACCGCCCTTAATGAGTTCTGCGGCAATAGCCGCGCCACTGTCGCCGCCTGCAGCTAAAACAGCTGCTAACGCGTCTTGTGACAACCCAGCGGTTAACAGGGCTTGTACGTTGGCGCTGTAGTCGTTTATGCCTCTAACTTGTTCACGTAAACCGGATAAAAACCCTGCGCCTGTTTCATCGCCTGCGTCTTTTGCATTTTTAAAACTAAACGCATCTTGTAGACCTGTTGAAACGCTTTCGGCAAAATCATTAAACGCGCCTTGGGCGTTCTCTAATCCTGTTTTAGCCTCGTCTAATGCTTTTGTTAAATCGTCTTGTAATGCTTTAGCGGCATCACTTACGGCGGTATCGGCTTTTTTAACTGCCCCGCCTAAATTTTCAAATAGCCCGGCTAGTGGGTCAATCTTGTAACCCATCGCTTCGGCCTGGGCGCCTAATCTGTCTGCGGCCGCTGCGTTACTTTTTGTTTGCCGTTCTTGTTCGCGCATGGCTTTAGTCAAATCGTTAATGTAATTTTGACTTGCCTGCATTTGTAAATCAGTTACAATTAAGTTTCTTTGTATTTCTCCTTGGGCTTTTTTAAAACCTGGTACAAGTTGAACAAAACCTAAAGACAAAATAACCATGGCGTTAGCGGCTTTTCGTGCCATTTCGTTATATTCGTGAACTACTGACGCCCCAAACATTCTGACGTATGCGCCTACTACGCCCATTTCGTCTAGGAATGTGTCTAACGCCCCGCCTAAACCTTCTTTGCCTAAAGCTTTAATAGCGGCGTTGGTGGCTTCAGGTAGTCGACCTATAGCGTCTTTAACGTAAATATTGTTAAGAATTGCGTAGCCGATAGTTTCGTTTAATTCTGTCCAAACAGTACCTAGGCGTTTTAGTTGCCCTTCATATGTGTTAGCGGCTGCAGCTGCAGCGCCCCCAAATTGTTTGGTTAGTTCTTCTTGGGCTTTACCAAAGTCTTTAGTTTTAACGATGTTGGGGTCGAGTGCTATACCTAATTTTGTTAGACCGCCTAAATTGCCGTTGTATGCCTTGCCAAGTGCTAGCGATACGGTTTCTAAATCTCGTCCAGTACCGGCAGACACGTCTAACGCAAGGTTTAACAGGTCTTGCCCTGTAGTTAAATCGTTTGTGGCACGAACTAGCGAACCCAACGCCGGGCGTAGTTGGTCGTCGGCTACGCCTGTAGCAAACTGCATTTGGGTTATAAATTCTTCGGTGGCGGCGATAGTCATACGTGACGCGCCCGTAGTGTTTTCTAATTGTTTGGCTAGTAGCGCTTGGCTTTTTTGGTCTTCAATAGCGGCGGCAACTGATTTAGTTAAACCTGTGACTACAAGCGCGGTTGAAGCTGCAAACGCGGCGCCTACTGCTACGCCAGTTTTACCAAACTTGCCAAACGCTTTTTCTGCAGCCGAAATGCCTTTATCGGCAAACGACGTAATAATCGGAATATTTATACCAGCCATTAGCGAACCTTCATTTGTCGATTAGTAACAGCCATAACTTGTTCAACTACTTTAAGTACATCGGCTTTAACGGTAGGCCTGTTTTTTTCTACGGCAACGTCAATAACTTGCGGTTGTTTGCCTTCCTCTACGGTCAAGTTTGTAACAAACTGGCTACTTGTGTTGCGCCCTGCGTGGTCATAAATAACCCCTGCAGCGTCGGCACTCTGTACAGTCATCAAACGGTACGGTTTTGCACCAAATACAACTTGTTCGCTGTAGCCGCCCCGGTCAAAGTTTACGTAGCGTTCTTTACTGCCACGTACGCCAACTTTGATTTTGAAACCTTTTTGTACTGCGTCGGTACGCCAGGTAGTTTCACGGCCTTTAACTAGGTTGCCTCGAACCATGCCGGATAGTGGCGCGCCGTTGCCTTTTGAGTTAGGAAAACTTGCAACCATTTGGCGCGCTTCCGTCAAAATAGACGCGCCCGCGTTCTTAATTTGTTTGGTTACTAAACGCCGATATTTAGGGTCTATGTCGTTTAACAATTTTAAGGTTTCTTGAATACCTTCAATTTGTAACGGTAGTGGGGCCACGGCGTTTACTTTCGTTGTTTGTTGTTGTCTGATAATACAGCAACGACAGTAGCCAAGTCGTCTATGTCAAAAGGTATAGACGGGGGCCACCACGAAATAGCCACCAACAGTTCGGCAAGTTGGCGCCCGTGGGTGCCCCTTAGGTGGGGTTTACAGTCTCCGTGTCGACTACTTCAATGTTTGTTAATCCTTTTACAAACGTATCAAATTCGCTAGGTACAACAATTTTGTTTAACTTAGACGCCTCGTATGCCATAAACGCTAAATCCTCTATGCCAATACCTGACGCCATATCTGACGCTTTACGTTTGTATTTGCGTTCCCACAAAATTATTACATACAGGTTTGTTACCACCTCATAGGCGGTGTCTGCTGTTTCTACTTTTAGCGTAAGTTTCATTATCTGCCTTTTGTGTCGGGCCTTTGCAGGCGTTTAATTAAACTTCAAGAACGCTGTAAACCCCGCCCGTAAATGTCACGCTAATTGCGCCTAGCGCGCCTAAAGCCATTTCGTATGGCAAGGCTTCAAGGTATGCGCCTGTAAGGGTCATGGTTGGATTAGTTGCGGTGCCTGGGCTTGTTGCGCTAGGTGACCACGAAACCGTTGTAGATGTACCTACAAGCGCTTTAAGCGTTGCGTAGGTTTCGGAAGCTGCAAACGATAGGTACAGGTCAAGGGTCAACGTCGAGTTTTCAAGGCCTGCCACGTATACGCGGGAACCTGAACCAAACGCGGTACTTTCTAGCGCTTCAATGGTGCGCGTAAAAGTAAGGCCGTTACATTGGTCTTGCAAAGAAACTGCGTTAACCGTGACGTTTGGTGATGCTAGATAAGTACTTGTAGCCATGGGCTTTACTCCTCGTTTGTGTCTGTCTTAGTTTTAGCACCTTTTGGCGCTTTAACGGTGGATTGTTCTATGAAGCCGCCTGCTATTAGCGCGTCGACGTTTACGCCGTCTAGTGGTTCGTATGTGTCGCCGGGTGTACCGATACGGGGGCTAAGAATTGTGTACTTCATGTTGTACCTATTCTAGGCGGTTGCCTGGGTTTGTAGGGTTATGGTCAAATCGTAGGCGGGTAGTTCGCTGCCGCCGATTACTGCGACAGTTGGGCGCCCGTCGGTTACGCCAATTTTTTTAGTTATAACTTTGCTAGCCAGGTTAAGTAGTGACCGTTGCGCGTCAAGGTTGCCAGGCCCAAGGGTAATTATGCGTATTGGGAAAGTCATTTCTACAACGTTGTTTGAATACACGGTAAACGTAGGGGCGTCTATGAACGCACAAGGCGGCACAAGATTACGGGGGTCTGTCACTACCTGTAGCCCTGTAATTGTCGTTAGCGACGCTGCTAAGTCGTCTAGCGCCTCGTTAAACAGGTCTGTAAAAGCAACAGGCATTAGGCAACCTGCGGGCGTGGAATACCTAGCAACTGTTTAATCATTGGCGACAGGCCGACGCTGTTACCTGCAGGCAGTCCGTCAAAACTAGCAAAATCTGTAACAGCGCCACGCTGTCTATACAAAAAACCCCCATAGGCGATAGTTCCCAAAGTGACGCTGTTACTAGGACTTGTTGCCTTGGCGTCAATGTATCCGCTTTCTAAACGGCGTTGAAAACAAAAGTCGTTTGCAGCTGCCGCGCATTGAGTAAGAAAAGTTGTATCAAGTGCCGACGCTGTACCGATACCTAGCCAATCTTCAATTTGCCCGGCTGTAACCCAAGTACACGGGATAGTACCCAGGGTTACGGTTCCGGTTGCCGTGGTGCGCGTAACGTTTGCGGCTGTTTTTGCGTACAAAATTTGAAACGGTACGGCTACTTCATAGTTAAAAAGTAAATCGCCTTCGTCGTCTACGCCAATGAACAGATATTCGGGTACCGATAATACGGTCACAGTTCCGTTAAAAGTTGCGTCGACGCCTGCAACGAGAATAGACGCGCCTACGTAAACTTCGTTTGGTGTAAGCGTTTCTAAAATTGCGTAGTTGTCTAATAGCGTTTTATGCGCTACTTGGTATACCTGCGTCATGGCGGTTAGGCCGCCTTTCGGTTAGACGAACTTAACGAATTTTGTAGCGTCTGCCATAAATGAAGCGGCATAGCCACGGTACGCAATAGTGCGGCCCAAGGTGCTAGGTACGTCTACTGAAATGGCGCCCTTTTGCTGTTCGTAAAATTCGAAGCCTGCGGCAGGTCCGGCTGCGTGGCCCATAAATGAACCTGGCGCGTTCTTGTCAACCACCAAAACAAGGCCTAGCGGGTTGCCGTTCCAATTAGCAGCCGACAACTGGCCTGG